ACAGCCGGTAAACCTAAAGCAGGTGAATCTGATCGCATGAAAGCAAAACGTAAATCATTTAAAGCTAGGCACAGTAAAAACATAGCTAAGGGAAAAATGTCTGCGGCTTACTGGGCTAATAAAGAAAAATGGTAAAAATATATAAAGTTACGTGGTTTGATGCAGCAGGCGGTGGCAACATAGGCTGGAGAGCTTTGGAGGATTTAGTAAAGACTAAACCTGCTCGCGTTGTTTCCTGTGGTATTAAGCTGCATGAAGATGAAATGTCTTTAATTATCTGTCCTCATTTTATCTTAGATGAGAACGGTCAAGTAGAGCAAGGAGACGCTGAGATTGTTATACCTAAGCAGTGGCTCCTAAACTGTCAGCTTCTTACCAGTTATGACTAACTATTTAACTATCTTCACATCTAGGCGTTCTGACTGTACTGCTTTCTGAGATACTGCTAATACAAAAGATGAATGCTGGTGTAAAAGGGTTGTAATAATTTCAATGTTTTCTTCCATCAGCTCAACGCTGGCTAAGGCTGCGACAATCTCTGAATTGATGCGTAGAGTCATTCCTAGTTTTGTTTCTGGTGTAAAAAATAATTCTTCCATGTTATAGCGCCTGTAATTGTTTTTCTAAATGCTCATGTAAAGGATCTAACTTAACGTGTGCCTCTCTTAATATATTACGAATATAATTTTGAGTATATACATCCGAGAATACGTTTGTAATTTCAGAGTCGGGGAAAAAACTAAGCTCTGTACTTAGCCTTCCCCGCTCATCAATTATAACCTTGAAGGAAATTAAATTACCCTCCTTCATATTTCACATACCCCTGCAACACATGCAAGTGTTTGAGCACCTTCAGTATTATCATCTGACTCTTCAATGTCCCACTCCATGTCTTTAGGCATTTCTTTTAAAAGTTTTTGATATGTATCTTTATCTATCTTCTGATAAGGAGCTTGCTTGTATACATGCTCTGCTTCAGGAAGAAAGCTAATACCGCTGACGCTATCAAAGTTTTCCCAGATCCACTGACACACAGAGTAGAAGTTATCGTCGTTATAGTAACAAGTCATAGAAGGTTTATGCTCACACCAATGGTCTTGGTAGGTCTTCCAAAGCCTTAGCTGCTCCATAGCACCCATGCTTTCTACAGTTACCGCTTTGTTAGGGGCCTTCTGAGGAAAGCTGAATACCCAGTTAGAGTTATTCATTACGTCTTCTTCGTGAGGAAATCCCTTGTCAATCATTGCTGTAGCAAGTGGATCTTTCTTATCAGCTCGTACAGTCCTAATATAATACTCACTAAAGCGTGGATGAATACCACTGGCGCTGTCAGTTAACTGTGAAACAGTTCCTGAAGGCTTAACACAAGTGATAGCAACTGATGGATTAACTCCTAGCTTCTTTGCCCACTCCTCGTTAACAAACACAGCAGCGTCTCTGAGCCTTCGTAGGAGCTTGCCTAAAGCCTCTTCACCTGTTGACCCATTAGTTAGCTTGCAGTCCATGATGCCTGTCATTGAGACACCCAGAAGAGCCTCTTCCTCTGTGTTCTTCTTCCAGATGTTACGTAGGTAACGGAAGTCAGTCATGGTGGATTGAAGCGTTCCTAAGATTGTAGCAACACGTACCTTTTCTACAAGAGTATCTTCTGTATCATCTGCTCTGACAATAACTTCTGATAAATTGCAGAACTGGTAGGGACGTAGGATAATTTCGCTGCATGGGTTAGTACCAAACTTGTATGTAGCGTCACGTCTTTCATTACGAGCTGCTACTTTCTGAGCTGCAACACGACTAAAGATACCCCGTTCACCGGACTTAGAATCATACAGACGCTTCATCTCAGAGGAGTAAGTATCAAAGTCAGGCTTCTCAGAGTACACAGCACTGTTGTTAGCCAACGCACGTTGACCGTTACCCAAGTACCACTCACCGTTTTTAGCGTTAGCCATGCGGTTATCAGTTACGTTACTTAGTGAGATCAGAGCAGAGCGTCTTACACCGCCTACAACAACGATGTCAGCGATCTTACATACTAAGTCATGACATTCTAGTGACGTTAGCTTGCGACCTGTGGCAACTTTAAACAGATCAACAGTGAAATTAAATAGATCTGCTAAAGGCTGTGGTCCGCTGGCTCTACCGCCAAAGGTCTTAAGTCTAGCCCCAGCAGGACGTACCCTAGTCAAGTCACACTTAGGAATCTTACCAGCGTACAGGAGGCTGATAAGCTCTCTGAAGGCGCTTGCCCAGCCCACCTTACTGTCAGACACAACAACTGTGGAGTCGGTGTCATGGAAGCTGTCGGCTACTTCTGGTAATTTGTTTACGTAGTCTCTTTCAACACTAAAGCCTACCCCTGTGCCACACAACAAGATATACATAAGCTCGTCAAAAGAGCGGGGACTGTCAATAGGAAGATAAGAGCAGTTGAAACCTGCAACATTGTCACGATGTAGGGCTGGACCTGCTGTCATCATACAGCGCATAGAAGGCATTACTTCTTGGTCAGCGATAGCATTGAAGAGATCTTCAGCCTCTGAAGCCCCAAGCTGATTACGCTCTACAAAAAAAGAAAGATATCGGTTAACAGTTTCTCCCCACTCCTCTCGACGCTGCTCTTCATCTAGGTAACGTGCGTACCTACTCTTGTGAATGTATTGTTGATATTGATCCATCTTTTTTTTCAAACTCCTCTTTTAAAAACGTGTAGTTTAACTTGGTATATTCTGTAAACTTCATTTGTTTGTTATTTGTTTTGTAGTCATCGCAGTATTCAGCGTACATCATACCACAAAAAATTTCAAACTTTTTCTCTTTGCTCTGCATCTCTTATATCCTGTTTAGCTTCTTGCTGATTAAGCTCATCAGTTCTTAAACTTTTAAAGTTTTTCTGAGACTTTGTTGCCTTGCCCTTATACTTTTTATTGTACCTGTCGCGGCGTTCAGTTTTTCTGTCTACGTAATTTTTATCCATTGCTCCCTAAAACCTCTAGCAATTTATTTTCGTACCAGTCTGCTTTTTTTAAATCTTCTATTCCGTTTTTGTACGGAAACCTCCATCGGTACTTCAGACTGTTCCCGCGTAAGTAGCCTATAAATTCTTCGTCTGTTAGCATTGCTTGGATTCCGTCTATACATTCTATGCCACCCTTATTGTAGTGGGAAGGGTTGTTAACTAGGTCTTCTTTTTTTTCATGCTTTAGCCACCTAGTCTCATCCCATTCTTTAGGCTCAACGTCATCAATGCTTATTTTTTTCTTAGTGTTTTGTTTCATTCCAGTTCCTCTGGGTAGTCTGGGTTCTCAGTTATAATACAAGAGCTGTCAATCCATTTTTTGGGAATGCTATAAACACTATACCATCTAAATCCATTGGCTTCTGCCCACTCTGCGTGAGATCTTTTAGTACCATCCTTTCTTCTCTTAGCCTGTGGCATAGGTGCTGAAGGATCTGCAAACAGAAAAACTAACTCTATATTTTTAGGCAGGGCTTTCTTAACCCATACATATTTGTTGTGCTCTGCATGATCCCAGAAACGACCCTTGGCTTCTAAGAAGATTGTATTCTTACCAATCTTTTTTATGAAGTCAGGGTGATAGGTATGTTTAATAATGTAATCAACTGTATCAGAATGTATGTCCCATTCTTTTAAAATACCAGTATGTAGCTCGTACTCCCAGTTAGAGTCATAGCCTTTAATAAGACCTTTTTCGGTAGGTCTAACAACTCTACGCTTACGCGCTCCTGATTTTATTTTCCCGACCACTCTATATCCTTTAGGGTTATAGATGAAACATCGTAGCCCTTGTTCATTAATTTTTTAATATTCTTTTTAGCCCAGCGTACTGTATAAAAAGAAACCCATTTTGATTTTTTAGCAATAAAATATTTATCTTCTGGTAGAAAGTCACTAAAATTTTTAGCGGTAATCTTGTGCGCATCTTCTTCAGGTACAACACTAATAAGCCAGTCTATAATAATTTCTTTTGCTTTTACATTAGCTTTCTTTGCTTGTTTACCATTCATTTATTTCATCTACCTTTGGTTGCGTCCGTACCTCAGTAAAGTACACAAGACCTTTAGCATACCTAAAAGCCCTCAATCCTTTACCATTATTAGAATCTTTATGGCATTCTTTTTTATGAGCACAGTAAGCACAATTCTTAGCTATTCTCATATTGCCTGATTTACCTTCAGCCACTGGTGGGTAACAAAGCTCAGGAGGTTTGCTCAATTCTAATTTGTGTTTAAGATCTTTGATGTGTTGTGACACATTTGGTTTGTCTAGATCTTCAGGTTCATGAAAACAAAGCTCACCTGTTTCTTTATTGATAACTAAGAAGCCAGAGTTAGAAGTTCCTTCTGCTTCTTCATAAGCAGCCAACTGAGCTATGTAACCAAAAGGATCATCTTCTCTAAGAATACCTTGCCTAAACTTGCTAAAAGAAAAGCCAGAAGCAGATTTAATATCCACCACCTTGTCATCAATTTTACAATCCATGTGACCCTTAATGCCTTCAATGTCTACTTCTTTTTGTTCATCAGAAACTTTGTGTCCCGACATACGGACTAACAAAAGTAATACTTCTTCTAGAAGATGACCGTACAAAAATTTAATAAACAAAGAAGGTTCAAGTCTTTTAGCTGTTAGTTGATTTTTTTTATCAAACCACAACTGCCTAGAAGGTTTACCAATGTTAGACATTCTAAGATAAAAACCTTCCTTTCTTTTCTGAGGCTGCGCCCAAGACTTAATGGCTGCTTTAATGTCCTCACCAAACTTATCTATAATTTCATCAGATAAATCTAAAGGACCATCATTAAGACCGTCTAGTTTTGTATAGATATCTTCTACTATATTCATTTCCTATGCCTTACAAATCTACATTTGCGAGTGTTTGAATTGTAGTGTACATATTGTACATTAAGTTCTTTTTGAATAGGGGTTTTGCCTGATAGCCTACCATCCTTGTAGGACTTAACATCAATAAAAGTAGCATTACCTTCAGGGTCTAATGCTACTATATCAATAGGGCCTGTGCAACCACAGTTTTTAAACACATGGTAGCCTAAGTCCCAGAGCCACGTAATAGCGTAATGCTCTGCTAAGTCCCCAATCCTGCTA